GACGAGTGCAATCTAGCTACTCGTTTTGGGACCGCCTTAGTAAAGGTCTCGTAAACACCACGGAGGTATCCGATGCTGAGTAAAGCACTAACCTGGTTCCTGACTACCTCCACCATTGTTGGCGTACCTGTAACAATTGCGATCCTACTGATTGGTATCGAACGGTCTGTGGCAACGCTGACTTGTGAGACTGCGCGAGTACATTGTAGTCGCTCTTTTACTCAATCTGTTGATTATATTGCAGAACAAGTAACCGACGAGACTGATGTAGTAATAACACCTAAAAAACGGAGATAGACCAATGACTAATAAAGTGACTGAAAAAGCTATGGAGTTCTTCTGGCATGACGACGAGGCTCAAAAAATGCTTAACGAGCTGCTAGAGAGTGGCAAACCGGCGAGCGTGATAGCTAACGCGCTTCAGGAATACATGAACCAGCTAAATCGTTTTGAGCTTGTTGGGATATATCACCAGCTGCAAGTTCACGTGATTGAGGCCACAGACTGGGACGAAGTAGCCAACCGAGCACTCTGCGATTGGTACGGAGCTCATACGGATAACAACTGCTAACCATATAAGGAGATTAAGATTATGATTATTAATGACAAGATTTATCAAGCATTTATCGCCGCACAAAAAGCTTTTGGACCGGCTCTTAAAAGCTCTACGAACCCTCATTTTAGATCACGATATGCGGATCTGAGTGCATGTGTTGAGGCTGTAATCGATGCGCTCAACGCCAACGGTTTAGGACTCATTCAAAAAACGCACCCAAGCGAGCATGGTGTAACGGTAGAGACAATCTTGGTGCATGAATCAGGTGCTACAATGTCAAGCGGTCTGCTTCACGTGCCAGCCAGCAAGCAAGATGCTCAAGGCTACGGATCAGCACTTACATACGCCAGACGTTATAGCCTTATGGCAATCTGTGGAATTGCTCCAGAGGACGACGATGGCAACCGTGCTTCCAAGCCTATAGAAATTAAGGCTAAGGATATAAAAGTTGAGCGTGTTTCGGTAGTTAGTAAGGTTACTGGTGAAGTTACTGAGATGCTTTCAGCCAAGAAGTCCCGGATTGAGAAAACGATCTACGACATTCGAACGCTGTCAGAAGAGCAGCAAGCACCAGCAGCCGAGTACCTAAAGCAGCACGCGTGCGAGTACAATGAGTCACTGGGAGTGTGGACCTGCCCTATCAAGCTCCAACGGCTACAATCTTGCATTGTTGAAAAGGTAGGAAATGAAAAGGCTTAGGACTGAAACGGCGAAAGCTAAAAAGCCTCTGCGGAAACGTGACGCGCCACGACCTGGCTATAAACGTTGGACTACGCAAGTTAGAATCGACCTTTTTGATGATTTTATGAAGGTTGCAGCTAACGAGGACAAGGTGCTGATCGACGCTGTTGAAGAAGCATTAGAAAACTGGACCTATCACGATGGAGATATACATGAATAAGTTAATTAACTCAGAGGCTCTAGGATACGTTATAAGCAAAGATCGCTACCTGGGCGATGGAAGGATAGCCATGAGGGAGAAAAAGGCTTACACGGCTGGTATAGAGGCTATAAGAGGCATCTTAGCTGGTAGGTTGGATAGACTTTTGTGGAAAGCTGAGAAAAGTAACACAGATTACGACCGTGCAAGGTTGGATGGTGCTTTGTGGTTATATCAAGTGTTAGAGGATGAGGATTAGTTAATTCTGGCTAGTAGCACAATGGCAGTGCGCAGAACTGTTAATTCTGTGGTTGTAGGTTCGAGTCCTACCTAGCCAGCCAAAAAAATACCCTGCATTGGAATTAGATCACATGACGCACCGCGTCACTCTAACTACAGTGCAGGGTTAAAATTCAGGGACTAGCTGAATTTTGAATGGAGACATGGAAAGACCATGACTCAATCAAGTTACCAGCTAAAAAATTGGGGATCAACTTTGAAAAAAAGTTGGTGTTTTACAAAGAAAGAATCAAAGAAATAGTTAATGGGAGGGAGTTGGGAGATATATAAGAGGGAAGAGGGAGGGTAAGTCAATAGGTTACGTGATAAGTTTCTAAAAATAAGTCTAAAAGCTACTAAAAAATATACTATAAACTACAAAAGCACTGGAGATATTGAATATATGGCACGACCATTGCAGACCTGGAAGAACAAAGGCATCGACGTTGCAGCCTGGCCGACCAAAAACGGTGGCATCAGCTTCACAATTCGCAAGACGTTTAAACCCAAAGATAGCAACGAGTGGCTTGAGTCTAAGAGCTACTTCCCGAACGAGCTCGCCATGCTTGCCGATTTAATTAAGCAGGCTACTACCTGGGCACATGAGGAATTCGGCGAACCTGTATCATCATTTGACACACGTCCCGTCCATCCAAAGGTTGCCGCTGTTGTTAAGGCAGTAGTTGAAGACGACGACCAAATTCCTTTTTAGCCTTTAGGAGGGACTGTGACGCAATTTAGACTGGAACATGGGGAAGCCTTCAATGCCGCAATTGCGGGGTTACAAAGGCAGTTTCGAGCCATACAGCGCAACGCAAAGGATAATCAAGGCGATATTACCAAGGATGAGTTTTCGACCAATATCCATGGTGCTATTGCCGAGGCTACGGTGGCGAAGGCTCTTAACCTATACTGCAATCTGGCAAGTGCTGATCGCGCTGTGGCTGATGTGGGCAGCAACGTGGAAGTTCGCAGCAGTCCAAACCTCAAGGCAAAGATGCCAATACGCAAGAAAGACCGTGATAATGTTAAATATTATTTTGTGGTTGGCACATATCCTGACACTAAAATTGTTGGTTGGTTGTACGGTAGGGACTGCAAAAAGGACTGCTATTGGATAGCCAATGATAGGGACGGCAAGCCTTTGGATCGGCCTTACTGGGCAGTTCCACAGTCCGATTTAAACCCTGAGCTTATTGAGGTGACATTATGAGAGTTTACAGCGTACACACAATTACAGACGGGAAATGGTCTGTGAGATTAACTATCCGCGAAAACGACGATTTTAAGCACCAATATGAGTCTCGACCTGACCTTCGTGCGTTAGTTGATACGCACTACAACGCCGACCCAGAACAGCTTGCAAAGGTCATTCTGGATAACGTCATGGCTTGCGAAGCAGTGGAGGTTAATCTGCTTTGTGGTCCTGGCATTTACATGGAGCGGTCATGAAATCGGCTGAGGATTTGGCTAAAGAGTATATTGAATCGATGCCGCTAGGCACTTATGGCAACGAGTATGATGCATTTATAGCGGGGTATATCGCTTGCCTAAACAGTTGGATGTGGCCAACAATAAGCTCAACCACATCTTTTGAGGACGATTCAGATGCCATTGAATAAAAAGGGTCTTAAAATTCGCGCAGCCATGGAAAAATTCTACGGTAAAAAGCAGGGTGACGAAGTGTTCTACGCCAGCGAAAACAAAGGTACCATCAAAGGCGTGACTAAGAAGAAGAAAAAGTGAGACGACCAGAAGAACAGCAACAGACGGCTTTCTTCGACTACTGCCGCGCAATGGCTCATGTGCATAAAGGCTATGAGCTAGCATTTGCCATTCCAAACGAGCGGAAAGCCTCTATACCGCGCCGTGTGGCAATGAAACGGGCAGGGCTAACCAAGGGCATCCCTGACATTTGCGTACCCGTAGGAAACGATAAGTACAACGCTCTGTACATAGAGATGAAGGTTAAACCCAACCGCGCCAGCTCCGAGCAAATGGATATTCTCAAAAAACTTAACGCAGCAGGTAACTACGCGGTCATCTGCTGGTCGGCTGATGAGGCAATCGAGATCATAAGCAAGTACCTCGCAAACGGGTTATGAAAAGAGATATGCCAACATTTGATGAAGAATCAATCTCTCATGAAACACCTGAGCGCAATTTATGGTTTGCTGTAATAGAACGAGCACTTAAAGATTATTGTTTCTTTTTTGACAAGCTAATACATAGCGGAACGGGACAGCTCATTACTTATGAGAGCCTTAATTTTGACAATAAGAACAATTTTCAGATTAAAGCTATTTATGAGTTCAACCGATTAAGATGGTTTCTATTCGATAAAGAACCAGCACAATTCAATCTGGCATACCTAGCTGATCAATTATACGAAGACGGAGATGGTGCCGCTTCAAGCATACGCAAGGAAGCATCTAGGCAGTTTAAGCTTCATTTTAATCAGGCTGAGGAGCGTGGCCACTTCATGGCTGTGATTCATTACATTAAAGAGAACACTAACGTAATGATAGCGGAAGCTGCTGATAAGCAGAGCGCATTGAGAAACAAAAGACACCGCTTAGGTGGCTAGCGTTTCTTCTTATCTTTAAGCGACCAGACCTGGGATGCACCGTACAACACAGCACCAGCCACTACAGGCTCAGCAGCGGCTGCAAGGTTATGAGCATCAGCATCGCTAACGCCAATGGTAAGCAAGCTACCAGCAACCAATGTCAGCAAGTGTCGAACTATCGAGAAGATAACAAGTTCCATGCAATTCTTCCTGCCTTGGCAAGTTTATAAATAGAATGATTGCAATCCCTGCTGGATGGGGTTTGCCAGCTTCCAGAATTGCAATTCATCCATGCCGTCCAGTAGAACCGAACGTCACATTGTTTAGTGTTATTGTAGAATGTTTCTAAGTCAACAATAGAATTAGCCTCTGCACCATCCATGTCTGCTATGCACGGCTGTTTAAGAGAAGGATTAAATCCGTGTCGCTCACAGACGGTTCCTGCAATACAGGACGCTCTGAGAGGATTATCCACAATGACACAGCCAGGCAAAACAGCAGATACAGCACTAATGAGAGCTTTTCTAGCAGGTACATTAAGATCGCACTCCAAACAAGGTGAAACGTAGCAAGTGAGCTGCCCTTTTGACTGCTCAAGTCGCTGTTTCAATCTTTTGGCCAAAACGTCTAGCCGTCTTCTTAGTCGTGAATTTGATATTTTTGCCGCTCTGTTAGCTGAAGCTATCGTGTATCCATAGAAGACGTCATGCGGCTCACAACGATTATTTCTAAGGCAAGGACCGTTGGCTAAATGTACTCTAATGGTCTTAGGTTTATCCTGTTTTAGTATTGTATTGGCGCACTCACACGCACTTCCGAATGAGTCCTCTAACCATCCAACGTTTATAGGCTTTCCACGCCATGTAGCGAGCGTTTTGTCGCAGGGCCAAGACTTACTGCATAGTCCAATATAGCTTGTTGCTTGAGCTGCTGTGTGGCTTGGTATCAATATCAATATTATTAGTATCGATATTCTGACCACACTAAGCCAAGTCATTTGTCTAGTATCCTATCAATTTTCTGTTCCATACGTTGCAGTCGGTCCTTAATACCAACCATTTCATGCTGCATGACCTCAACGTGCATAGTAAGTTGATATTTGCTCTGCTCTAACTCTTTTAATGAGTTCTTTACCTGTCGGTAATCCATGCCAACAAGTGAAATGACAATGCCTATTGCTCCTTTAATCAACAGGTCTAGCCAGTAGCGTAATTCTGTTACATCACCAACCGTCATGGATCTCTAGCTCCGCTTCATCAGTTCCTATCATTGCCGTCATGAAATTAGCGAGAGCTGCGCGGCTTGAAAGAATCGCCGTCTGTGTTCCTATCGTTCCATACATAAGACCAAGCAAGATGCATCCATGCGTATCTTCCTTGGTATTGCCAGCGTGAATCAATATATGGGTACGATCAGGCACATCACACACCTGAAATACCCTGCCAAATTTTGGCGAGTTGTGAATCTTAATCTTATACTTACCAGCAGGGATGCAACTAATCTGTCTTTCGTTATCAAACCAACGATCCTCAAGGGTAACAAACATAGGACGAGCATCAAGACACAAAACACCAAGTGTGGCATCTTTGTATTCTGATACTCGTACTAGCTTCAGTTTCATTACATTTCTAGCCGCAATAAAGCACTGTTGGTACGCAGTAACTTCCATCCACACCCTCATGACTTCGATGCGTTGAAGTTACTTTGCCAATCGTTGAAGATTTTATCTCAGTTTCAACCTGAACTCTTGCAGTGCCGTCGCCGTTAGACTCAAGTAGATCGCCTATTGCTACGGTAACACCAGCACCGACACGGCAAACAAACGCACCAAGAGAAGTCACATAGAGATCGTTAGTTTCATCCCAGCAATTATCCCAGGCACTAAACACGCCATACACCGCAGGAGATGCAACAGTGTCAGAAATCTTAACCTTTGGAAGCACTTCCTCTACTTCGTTAGGCCATTCACACATCTCACCAATCGACTCTAAAACAGTGCCAATTAATATCTCTGGTCGACTACCGTCTTCAAGTTGACTCCAATGGCTTCCTGAAAATGCATTATAGCTAACAGTGCCAGAGGCTACGGAAATTGAGCCCACAGTCGTAACGCCACGAATAAATTCAACCATTGTGCCGTCGTCAGTGCGTCGATTTACTCTCAGACCAACACCACCACCACCCGTACCTGCGCGGCTTGCTTCAATTAGTCCGTCAGTACGAACAACCGCTCCAGTAACGTTATTACTCGCTGGTGCGTCATTGGTTGTACCAACGCAAAAGTGGCCATCGGTGGCACTAAACCTAGCTCGTTCAGTTGCATTGTTGGTAAAGATGATAGGGTTAGCACCAGCTTTCTGCATTCGCAAATAAGTAGTGTCGCTTTCAATCCGACCAATTTCGGTACCTGCATTTTCAGTCCACAGCAAAATACCAAGGTTATCGGATGCGCGTCCTCTTAAACTCATGGTAATTCCGCTGGTAAGTGCCGCAACGTCTACTCGACCATTGGTAACGCTACCACCAACCGCTAAACGACCAGTGCCGTCTAATATCATGCGGCTTGCACCATCCACCACAAAGTCAATATTAGAACCAGCAGCAACATCATTCAAATCAGCTTGCAAGGTTAAACTGCCACCAGTGCTATTTCCACTGATAGAGGCAATGGCTCCACCACCATCAGTGTCTTCTAGTCGTATCCGCGGCGCACTTGATTTCAAGTGAAGCAATTCGGCTGGAGCATTAGTTCCTATTCCCACATTGCCAGTGCTATCAATGCGCAGTTTTTCACTGCCATTAGTAGAAACTGCCCAAGTATCAGCAGCTGGTCCAAAAACTCCAGTATTAACATCAGCGCCAACACAAAGAGCTGGAGCAGCAGCAGAACCTGCTGCGATGTTTGTTAAGATGTTGCCACCAAGATTGAGGTTGCCAGTTGCAGCATTAGAACCATCCTTGTTTAGGCACTGGTTAATACCGTTCATGAAGTCATCATCTTGCGTATCATGACGACCAGCCTCAATGCCAATACCTAGCGACGCATCGCCAGTCCAACCATTGGTGCTATAGTTTCCTTTGCGATATGTTCCACCTGACCAAGCCATTTTATGCCTCTAATTGGTTACGCTTCGTAATTACTTTGCTTACATATTTCCGCGTTTCTGCTGGAACGTATGCAACCTCTAAAATGTTTTCCCAAGTTGGTTTAAGTCCTTCTTTCTTAACTCTTGCAATAGCTCTTTGGAGATTGCCTGGTCCCCAATTATAAGCAGCGAGTGCTAATTTCTCATCCTTAAACTTATTTAGCATCTGGTTAATATAGCGTGTGCCACCTTCAATGTTTTGCGCTGGATCTGTTGGGTCAACACCAAGTTCCTTAGCTGTGCCAGGCATTAACTGCATTAAACCTTTAGCTCCTTTTTTGCTAACTGCTTCAGGCTTGCCAGCGGATTCAGCAGAGATAATTGCTCTGATTAAAGTTGGCTGTTCAGAAATTAACGTACCTACATCTTTCTTTATTGCGGGAGATTCTGCTTCTGGTGCTTGCATGGTATCAATCACACCAGAATTAATCTCTGCCATAAGTTTATCAATCTCTGGAATGCCAGTTCCAAGACCAATACCACCAACAGCCATAGCTGATTTGCTTGGTCCTTTGCTTGGCATTAACTCTGATTCAGTCCTTCCAGCAATCTTACGTCCTGCACGTTCTGCCACTGCTCCCGTAACCTCTCCAGCTGCTTGCGATGCCTGAAGTGCTCTTACTAATGGAGTCAATCCAGTCAACGTTTCACCAGCGCGAGGGTTAAAGTATATGCTTGCTAGGTCCTCATAAAACTTTGCTTCTGGCTGGTTAAGAAGAGCCTTAGAAAGCAATCCAAGAAACTTACCAGTAACACCTTCTTTCTTAGCTATCTCTTGAGCAGTTCCAGCGACACCACCCAACTCCTCCTCTGCCGCTAACTGCGCACGAGTCGTGGAACCTCCAAGATATTCGCGCTTTCCAGCCGAAATCTTTTGTTCGATCTCAAGTGACTTAATCACACGTTCAGCTTTATCGCCTAACGCTGCCTCTAGTCGCCGTTTCATCACTGGGGTTGTAAACTGACTGGCTAGGTCAAACCCTTCGCGTTTAGCTTCAAGGCTCTTCTGCATGAAGCCACGGATACCAGCCTCAAAGTCTGATAGCTTGCCAGCATCAGCAAACGACTTGCGAAGTTCTGCAATCTGCTCTGGCTCATACCTGAAGATGGTCCCAATCTTTTGGGTATCCTCTGGATCTATATCCATGAGCATCTTGAATTTTGTTTTTTCTAGCTCATTCAAGCCAGAACTTGCTGATTCAAACGCAGCTCTTGCCTCTTTATAAGTTGGCGAGGCTTTATCAAGTTGAGAAACCAACTCATCCTTAGTATTTTGCAGTAATCGTGCCTTGTTTGTAGCACCAGCCTTTCTAGCCTCTGCAATCTTATCATCAAGAATGCGCTTTGCTTGGTCTAAAACATCAAGCGATGTTGTAGCTTTGTCGGCATTAGCACCAAACGACTTAACTTCTTTAATGGCAGAAGATAAGTTTTTATCTTTAGCAATAAGATTGCTTAGAGCCTCATTTGTAATCTCTGGAGCTTCTTCTCTAGCCTGGTCATACAACGGCTTTGCTAATGCTGCCCGCTCGCTTTTTAGACCTTCCACAATATTCTGCGCAGCACTAGCCATACGCAAACCACCGCGATACGGACTGACCTCTGGGCTAACTTCATTGAATACGCCGCTAAGACGATCCAGTTGTTCGGCTGCTCTGCCTTCTATCGCTCTCTTTGCAACATCAATAGACTCAGGACGTTGAGCAACGATTTGTGCGCTTTGTCTAATGCCACCAGTTCCAACAGCTTCAGGAAGGAATAACGGAAGTTTAAGCCGCGCAGCCTCAGCTGCAATATCTTGAGCAGCTTGCAACTCTTCAGGACGTACATTGCGCATCTGTCGCGCTGCTTCAAACGCAGCTGCACTAGGCTTGTCAAATGTAATTTTTACGTCTGGAGCCCACTGCGGAGGAATATCACCAACAGCGCCACGCTCTGAACTAAGAAACTGAACGAGTTTAGAGCCAAGAGCCGGAATGTCTATGCCTTGTCTAGCAGCGAGATCCCCAATGCCTTGCACTGCTGCTTTGCCGCCAAAGTATAAACCTGGAGTAAGTGTAGCTCCAGCAAGACCGCCAATAGTTGCGCCAGTTAAACGATTTTCAAGACCAGCCTCAGCACTACCAGCACCTTGCAAAGCTCCCGTTGCTGCTCCAGCTCTAATAAGATTTGGCAAGGTTGTTGCAGATTGAGTCCCTAGCACAGTTGCTGCACCAGGTATTTTTTCAATTAGCTGTAGATATTTGGGAGCTTGTGTTGCCGTCGTTCCAAGACCAGCACCTAACGCACCACCAAGAATAGAGCCATACTCTCCAACCTTATACGCAGTGGGAGCAGCAGCCTCTGCTTGTCTAAGCATCGCTTGCTCTTCTTGAATTGCTTGAGAGTAAGGAGTGCCAGTAAACAACGAACGCAATCCAGCAATAGCTTCATCAGAAAATGGATTTAATCCCTGACTAATGCCGCCAGTTAATCCAGCTAACGTATCAAGTCTATTAACCTGCTCTTGAAGTTGCGCTTGCTTAATTTTACCAGCTGCCATCTCAGCTTGGACAGCGTCGTATTTAGCCTGTTCTGCTTGCGGCAACGGAAATATAGCAGTGTCTGAAGCAGATGAGCCAATATCAGCAAGTAGCGCAAATGGGTCCAAATCAGCCATATTATTTTGCCTGCGTTGTTCGAGTTAGCTGCCAAACTTTTCCATACTTAGCTGCAAGATTATTAGCTTCAGTGATTAAGTTTTGCCTATCTTGTGGAGTTACATTAGGCGACTTTACCTGCTTGCTAATTTCAGCAAGTCTATCAATGGCTCTTTCACTGCCTGTTTTGCCTGGCAATTCAAACGGAAGAACTTTTGTATTTATTTGCGCATCAGTTGCATCCAAAAACTTGTTTGCGATAAGCCTATTTTTAGCGAGTTCAGCTTGAGACATATAAGATGATTTAGAAGCATCCGCATATACTTTGAATGCTTTCAACAAATCTGATCTAGCTTCGTCGGTAAGCTTAGATCCGCCCTTAATTACTTGTTCAAGTTCTTTTGAATACTGTTGAATAGTTGGCAGAACGCTGATTCGTGCTTTTGCCTCAGAAGGAGAAACAACAGAGGTCGGATCTCCAATCTTTGTTCCAAGACGAGCAATCTCATTATCTGCTGCCATGCTATCTTGTGACATTAACTCTTCAATAGAGTCGTACATATTAGAAATTTGAGTAGCGTTTTCACCCTGTTTTGTTAAGGCAGTTCGCTCCTTATCAATAGCATCTTGGCTGCGCTTTGGTCCTTCAATGATGTTTTGCTCTGCAACCTTTTGCTTTAGTTCCCGCTGCTGCTTTGGATTCAATCCTTCCATGCCAGGTGTGGTTGGCGTAGCAGTTGGCGCTGTAATTGCTAATGGTTGCAATGCTTCAAACCCTGCCGGAAGGTTTCCAGTCTGTTTAACGTACTCAAGTGCAACGTCTTGCTTTAGTTTCCTATCCAAGGCTGCCTGCTCTGCCTTAGCTGCAAGCTCATTTTGCAACAGAATAGGATTGATTTCCGTTAATCTGTTCATGACGTTGGTTGGAATATCTTGCTGTGCTAACGCATTAAGGAACGCGGTCCTATCGGTTGCTGATTTGTTCAGCATCTGAGTTGCTAAATCACTAGCCTGCAAAGATTCTTCCGTTGCTTGCTTTCTAGCCTGATAACCAAGCAATCCTGTAAGCAGTGCTTGTCCGAGAGCAATACCAAAATTGCCAGCTGGCTTACCATATGGATTATAGAGATTTGGAGCTGCTTGGTTAAGAGCAAGCAATCCAATTCCATAAGGATTTTCTGCTCCAGTTATACGCAAACCACTAAGTGCGTCGGCTAATGTAGTTGCCATAATAGATCCTTATCCTAATGCTAATTTAGTGCCAGCAGCTCCAACCCCAGTTCCAACTCCTTGAGCAACGGAACTTCCAATACTAGGCTTTTTAGGCTTATCATATTGATTGATATTTTGCTGTGCTGCTACATCACGCGCAGCATCAGCTTGAATTTGCGCAGCTCTTGTTGTTGCACTTCCGCTAGTTCTAGCTGCCGCAAGTTGTGCTTGCCGATTCTTTTCAGCCTGAATAGCTTCCATCTGTGCGGTATATGGCAGCGTCCACATCTTTTCTGTCGCAGCATATTGCTCAAACGGTAACTTTTGACTGCCAATGAACTGCTCATATCCTTGCTGTTGATATTGTGAACCAAGTTGGAATGCTTGTGACTGCGCTTGATTGCGAGCGTTGTTTTGAGATTCCTTAATGGCTCTAAACTGCGCTTGGTACGCGCCACTATTAGGATCAATGCCTTGCTCTGCCATACGCTGTTGGAACTCAGCATCTTGCCGCTGGAATTCTGGAGCCATGGTTCGTTCAAACTCACCCATTACACTCTGCCGCGCAGCTTCTAATTGATCCGTAAATCCTTGTTGTTGTGCATTTGCCCAAGGATTATTTGGATCAAACCGCGCAGCACGATTAAGAATATTCATGCCAAACTGACCAGATATATCACCCATTTGATTGCCTTGCTGTTCAGGTGTTTGCTTGGCAAATGGTGGAAGTTTCTTAGATTCCTTATTTGGCTCTTCTGTTTTTACAGGACGACCACGACTATCAATTCGCTTGCCGGAAGAATTAGTAAGTTGACCTTCTGGATTGCGATATATTCCAGGCGATACGCGCTTTAAATCTTTAGCTGCATTATTAGAAGATGGCTTGTTGCTAGGATCATTTTTAAGAGGTCCACCCTTATTACCTTTTTTGTTTGTTGCCATAGTTATACCTGCCCACCTAAATCGTATCTTATTTCGAATCCTAAAAACTGTAACGGTGAATTTTTAATACTGCCGCCAACTCTAATCGCAGCGCAATGTCCCTGTCCGGCTGTAGCGTAACGATCATAAATATATTCAACTTCTGCCGACCAAGGTTGAAAATATGCAGGAACTGTAATTGTCGCTGGAGATGGTGCCACTGGAGGAACATCACCAGGATAAATGAAAGCAGTTCGCGCAACGCCATTACTACCCCATTGAGCACCCCACGGCGTAAACGTAGCAGCTGGAGTAGCAGTTTGACTAACCACCGCGCTGCGTTTGAAATCTGTGTCTAAACCAAGATCGAGCGTTATGCCACGTTTGCCTTTAAGCAACGGACGTATGTCTTTGAATGCTTTGTAGTTACCTCTAGCGCCATAGAATGAAAACGCTGTACGGCAAGAAAACGCTATTGATTGTGAAGACGTTCCAGTTACTGCATCTGCATAGCCAGTCTCGCCCTGATATATAGCTCCAGTATTTGAACCATAAAACGGTAGGTTAAGAAACTTACACGAAGACACCGCGTGTTCACCGCTAAACAGCACAAACTGCGTCCAGGATTTAGTATCAAGTGAATACACTAAAAGTGTCGCAGAGGATGCGCTGTCAGGAAGTGTAATATAAACGCGGCGACCTTGTGGCCAGAAGAATCCACCCCATAACTCTGCTGAGGATGCCTGGGTTGCGTATTGCGTTATGAGCGGATTAATCTTCAAACTGACTATATTGAGTGCTTGCTCTGGATCTATTTCAAACAGTGCAGATACTGGAATGATTCCTTGCTGCGTAATGATCCAGATATCTTGATTCACTCTTACAAATGCCTTACGACCAAGAGGCTTTCCGATAACGAAATGCGCAACTAATGTCCATGCAGCATCATCTGGAGACGTACCGCTATAAAGTACGATCTCACCTTCAGATGAAACCGCCATGAATAAATCTTGAGTGCTTACGCCTTTGATGTTTGTGAAAGAACCTATGAACGAAAGAAACCCACCGCGACGGAATACGTATTGGAAATCATACGAATCCATTACAGGAGAACCAGCAGTAAAAGTGGTCTTTACTGTTTTGTGATACCACATCATCGCTGTATTTTTCTGCGCAAAGTATAGCCGTTCTCTATACGATGCCACCTGCGCTAACGATGTATTGCCTCCAGTTACTCCAGATGCTGTGATATTGGTTGCTTGTCCCGTACCTGTGTATACCTGCGGCTCGTTTGTTCCATTGCAGAGATATATATTTCCAGCAAATAACTCTTTGTTCCAATTTCCTGCACTATATGCGCCAGCTGCACGAGTTATATCTGTGACTACTCCCAGAGATGAAAGAGAGTATAGCTTTGTATCAGTTGCTGCTATTAATTGCGCAGTTCCATCTTTCAATGGATATTCGTGCATGAAACGAATTGGTGTGTTTGGAATAGTTGCTCCACCAGTTGTGAAGGTTGTATATCCAAGCCTTACCGTTGGAGCGCCAGCTCCTGGGAAGATGTTTGTAAGCTCAAGTGCTGATGCTGGATCCATGTTGTCGATTGGACTCGTTAGGTCCAAACCGAGCGATGGAGGTGGCATTGTATAACCTTGAAAGCTCATTACCTATTCCGTTGAAGCATTCCTGATATAGTTTGCGGCTGCTGTCTCTGCTGCTGTGGTTGTTGCTGCATCTGCTGTTGTGGCTGCTGTTGTGGCTGCCCTTGTTGAAACCTATACATTGGATTTTGAAACTGTCTTTGCTGTCTTGGAGCAGCTGGAAGATAACCTGGCTGCATTTCTTGTGGCATTTGGTTAAATTGTTGCTGTGCTGCCATTGATGATTGAGTAATGGCAGTTAAGTTTGGATCGTACTGTTCACTCATATCGCTAGAGTTTGAAAAACCGTTAGCGTAATTCATGTTTTGCTGTTGCGGAAATTGATACGGTTTAGCACCAAAATTAGCGCCAATATTTTGAGCGACTCCACCCATTGCCGGATCATTAGTCCTAAACATTTGTTGTTGCTGAGGCTGGGAAATTGACATTGAAGGACGTTGGAATCGCTGTCCTCCTCCCTTTGGTCCTGCTGCAAGAGCTCCTCTAAGTGCTGATCCTTTCATAGTGTTCCTTATTAATTCATGTAACTGCGAAGCAGGTCTCCGATTGACATTTTTTTCGCTTCTCCTTGTGGCGCATTTTGTCCAGATGGGGGAGGCGTTAATTGAGGAGGTGGCGAAGATAATTGCGCTGGTCGTGTGGATATTGTTGCGCCAGAACCTTTATCAAGCCCAGATTTGCCAAGCATAGCGTTAATATTTGCTTCAACATCCTTTTCTGTTTTTGCGTTGCTAGTAGCAGCATTTACAAGCATTCCAACGTATTGCTCAACAGGAATTCCAGCTTCGGCAGCTTCTTTTGTATAAACGCTCCTTACTCTAGGATCTAGCTTATCCACAGCGTATTTGGCGAGCGGATTATCCCAGTCAACGTCCCATGTTCGACGAGTCGTTTTACCGTCAATGTTAGTCAACTTAGCTTTGCCATCTTTTCCAATGTCGTACTTATCGCCATTAGCTAAAGTGATTTTATAATCTTTGTCGGCAACGCCAGTTTCTTGCAGCTTGCCTCTGAAATCGTCGCGAAGTGACTGTGCTTCTGATTTGCCAGATGTCACCATTTTACCAATGGAAGGTTTCCCCATTAGTCGCAACGCCATATTAGGAAGACCACCTCCCAAAACATTTACGCCTTGGTTGATCCAATCTTCTCTAGTACCACGACCACGAAGAATGTCCTTCATGCCTGTTTCCCACATGTTATTTAATGCGAGACCTACTGCTGCAACTGGTAAAGCCACTGCTCCTATAGAGCCTAGCGTAGTTCCTCCAGCACCTGCACCAGCAGCACCTGCACCGGCAGTGCCAGCCGCGGCAGTGCCAGCGCCAGCGGCTCCAGCTCCTGCTCCTGCTGCGCCAGCACCGGCACCTGCTGCTCCTGCACCCGCAGCACCAGCGCCAGCGGCACCAGCACCGGCACCGGCAGCACCTGCTCCTGCCGCGCCAGCACCAAGCTGACCAGCAATGTAATTAGTTCCCACCGCACCCAATATGGTCCCGCCAGTTTGAGCTAAGGCAGCGTTTTGTTCCGCTGATGCCATTTCTTCAGCTTGTTGCTGTGGAGACTTTGGAGGTCCAAATGCGGCTTGCACTTGCTGATACGCATCATAAGGACGCATGCCCTGGCTGATTAGTTGGTTATAATAATCCCTTGGTTGCATTCCTTTTGCGGGTGGAGCTATTTGTGGTGCCATATTATGTCCATGTTCCAAATACTGCGGTGCCAGCACGAGCAAACAGCTCTGCCCGTGTGTGACCACCAGCGTAAATTATTTTACTTACTTGTTGCCTTGAATAATCTTCATTCATCTGAGTTTGGAATCTTGGTTGAACCGTATCAAGTCCATGAATCTCAGCAAATCGCTCAAGCATACCCTGCTCAAGAGTCTTTTGATTGAAGACAGTCTCATCGCTATCAGCTAGAAAGTCGCTGTATGCGCCATTGTAATACGTCCAAGTAACCCCACCATCAGAGACTGATCCGCTTGTATGAACTGGAGCATTGGCACCAGAAGTGCCTCCTGCTGTAGTTTGATAGTAATTGCCATTATAAAACGTATATGCACCAGCAGCATAAACGGTATTAGTGACCCAAGTTGCAGGACGTACGCAACGATCCGCAATGTATTCAAAAATGATTATATTTCCGTTCTGTGATGCGGTAGGAGTTGGCGAGATAAGCAACTCATTGTTGCTGAGTCCTCTAACCTGGAAACGCTGGTAAACGGTCGTGTTCAACCCATAGCCGCGGATCTCTGCATACTCCTGGGGTGACATAGGTCCCAAGATTCGCCAGCGTGTAGAGCTATTCCAGAAGGTTTCATAGTGATACCACGAAAAAGCAGAGGGCAGCGGATAACTAGCCTGCCCTGCTACCAACGTGATTGAACCAGACGCATACAACTTAGGCCAGGGAAACGCATCAGCGATCTCCCTGTTAATACGTTGCGCCATAACGCGCAGTTGCTTTGTAGTTACCTCGGTTGAAGCTATAACGCCACTTTCGACGGTATAACCTGCCTCATTAGCTACATTTTGAACTGCGGTCAATAAGCTCATACTTTCCTTGGTCTGCCTCTGCGTTTTGGTGCTTCCACTTCCTCAAGAACCTCATCCTGGCTACCCTCTTCAAGTAGCTCATCCTCAACCTCGATAGAACGGATCACCTCCTTTCGACGTGGACGAAGGTCAGTTCCCTCGTTACCTTCTACTCGTTGCAGTAACAACTCTACCTGTTCCTCTAGCTTAGCAGTCCTCTTCTGTTCGCGCTCAAGTTGCTGTTTAAGAGCAACTACGTTGAACTGAGAGGAGTTTGCAGCATCAAGCCAATCCTTAGCCATCTTAATGAAACGACCAGTTGGACCAAGTTTTCGCTTGAGTTCATCATGCGCATCAGCGAGCTGCTCAACCGTCCTAAATCCAAGGTGCTGCAACTCACGAAGGGTTGACCCGTTCATGAGTGGCCACTCAGCAAGAGGCGTCCCGCTAACTGATACTTCACTGCCAGCCTTAAAAGCTGCGTAAAGCTCTGGATAGTCAGCCACGTCCTGCGGCTCAATCTTGCGAACCGTCTCATCTCCGCCAGGATACTGAATAGAGATGGATGGGATTTCGTCAAAGATTGCTCTGCCAGCTTGAAAGCTCTTTTCTTTGTTTTCGTTGTAGGAATTGAAAAAGCGGACATTTGCGCCATGAAATCGCTTGCGCTGTTGCGCTTGTCCGTTCATCAAAGTGTTCCAGTCTATTTGTGCCATAGTTCTCCTGTTAAATAGGCTTATTGCCTATTTAACTTATAGCACTACCCTTCAATAACCGTAACAGTGTTAATCGGACTACCACTTGTCTGATACGCTGTTATCGCTCCTGCAGGAATAAAACCATTATCAAACCTAACTACATTAGAGCCAGCGGTGCTTGGGAGCACATAGCAAAGGTTTGTAGATGTTGGGGTAATTCCGGTAAGAGTAGCTCCGTTAAAGCTAATAGCTACGTTTGCTGCTGAATTGTTTTGAATAAGCAGGAAGTTACGGAATGGCTTTGCAGTCGCAATAGTGACGCTGGTAGCCGTTGCCATGGTTGGGGTGGTGGTTGTTGTATTTCCAGCGAAGCTTGTCATAAATCACCTAAAAAGTTGGGGGGATTGCTCCCCCCGTTAGCTTACGAAGCCTTAGTGAACTTCAGATAAAAGTATGAAGTTCCGTTTGATACCACTACAAAGCAGTTAGTATCAGCATCAGCATCTTTCACAACACCAACAAATCCACTTCCTACAGAGGCAGGAGTTCCGAACGAAGTCGTAAGCTCTGCTGCTGTTGGGGTGGTGTCGCCAACGTTGTTGATTGCTTGCCTGGTGCGAATTCCAGCCGCTGTCGCTACTACCTGTCCGGCAGGAGTTACAGTGCCAGGAAATACGCCATCTGAACTTGCCGCAGCAAGCTCCGCCGGCATACCAAGTCCCATAAGAGTTTGTGCGCTTGCCATAAATCCTCCTAAAAAAAAGGGAGCTAAACAAGCCTCCCTCATTCGGTTAGTTCACCTTGAGGTGCCCGACAGAGCCAAGCTCTACAGCGGCAGCTCCAGTGGTAGCCGCAAGTCCAACAACGTAAGAAATCTTAGTTGTCGAAGCATCGTCAGCTACACCAGCAGTTGCAGTTGTGAAAAGGTTGTTTTTAGCAACATAGCTTGCAGCTAGTTTGCCCTTAATTCCTTTTCCAACTCCACCGCCGTTAAGTCCACCAACCCATACCCAGAGGTATTCGTTATCAGCAGCAGCTACCTGAGCAACACCAACAAGAAGTCCCTGAGAGCCAGCGTTTGTGGTCGTAAGCATGGCGGCTTGACCGTCTTGCTCAATCTTCACAAAGCCGTACTGGTCAATAGCACCATCAGCTTGAACAAAAACAAACTCACCTTCTGTCGAACTTCCAACGTCACGAAGCTTTGCTGGAAGAGAAAGGTTATTTGCAGTTGTAAAGGTTGTTTTGTAATTTACTCCAAATGATCCTGACTGTGACATATTCTGTTTCTCCTATTCTTTAAGCGTAAATAACAGCCTGAAGTGCAGGAGCAGAACAACAGAGATTTCCTTCCACAATGATCACAGTGAAGAAAGCATCCTGATCAACAGGACGATTCATCTCTGGAGCGAGTGGCTTGAAGTCTGCGCCGCGAACCATGTCAAACGACCAATACTTAGTATTGAGAAGTCGTACAGAATTCGTCTCAAGCACTGAAGATCCGTAACCACCGTCGAATACGAAGTCGCATCCATCGTAGCTCAATGCACGGAATCCAGCGGTAGCTTTCTTGGTAGGAAGCTGAATGCGCTGAATAGCTGTAAGAGAGCTGTGGAGGAACTTCCAAGCAGTACGGTCACAAAGTGCAAGGTCTGGTTGCTCATCGCCACGAACGATCTGGCTGATTGCATCCGAAACCTGCTCTTGTACGTTAGCAGCAGAAAGAGTCACGTTTACCGCAAGGTTACGTGCCCAAGTGTTGCTAGTACGGTCGATCTGGCCATACGTTCCCGAAGATGGTGAAGTCGAAACTGCCTTCTTAATACCGTCAAACTCAAGTCCACCGGAACCAGTTCCATCGCCGCGAAGCGAAGTTGATACGGTATTCTTGAGGCGGGAAATAGCAGCCTTCATCTTCATCTCAGCGAGATCAAGCAACATAGCTTGGTCACGGTTAGCACGACGATCACGCCCGCTGATTGCTACAGGCTCATAAACCTGCTTAATAGCGAATCGGAATGCGGTTGCATCATCGATTGCATCAAGGTTGAAAGATGAAAATCCAGAGTAGAAACCACCTACAGCAGCGTCATTATACATGATCGGCTTACGGAGCTCATATCCACCGGAGAACTTACGGATAAGACCTTGATCGTCAAGAGACTTCAGAAGAGGATTATGATGCATAATCTCATCTGCGATCTGATCGCTTTGATCAAACAAGGTCGCTACAATTGCTTCCTCTAAATTTGGCATTTTAGTTGTCCTATAAAATTTACTTACAGGACAACCATTAAGCCTTTAGCTAATCGCCGCCAAAACGACGACGAAGGTTATCCCGTAAATCTTTTGATACTACTCTCGGAGCCCCACTACCTGCGGACCCAGAGATTGAGCGAGAAGCGGATTTAGCCTTTTGGACTACCGCCTGTTTTTGATCCATCACTACCTTTGCAGTCATTGCTGAATTGAGACTGGAAAAGGTCGGGTTACCAGCGACTACATAGTTATAAGCAGTTTCCAGTATCTCCTCCGGAGAGCTGTATTTGCCTGTACCTGTAAGCGCACTCACTATTGGAGCCATCTCAGCCTCTAACTGCGAAGCTGTTTCAGGGTCTCTAAAGAGAGGCTTGGCTGACATGAACGATTCTACAACCCGCTCATTATAATAGGCAACGGCAGATTGTTGCTGCTGCTGTTGGTAGGATTGAAACTTTTCCTCTGCTATCCGTTCAGCCTCTTCACGTGTCAGATAGTTTTGCTGCTGCGGGGATTCATATCCTTGCTGGAATGCCTGTTGTTGGCTTGCCGAAAGGTCATCAAGGGTCAACCCATAAGAGTCCAGCCATTCTAACGCCGTTTGAACAGGGTTATTTTGCATGGCGCGGTCCCATGCAACCGACCGCTTGGCTATATCGCCGAGGGAAATGCCCTGCTTAGCATAGTCGTTCTCGTACTCTTTGATTGTATCAACGATGCTGGAAGTCTGCTTTTTAAGCTGCTCAACCTCCACCATATGCCGCTGATGATCGCTTCTAAGCTCATAAGCTCTGCGATTCATATACTGCTGCAAGATATGGGAATTGGCTGGTGTAGGGTTTAAAAATGCTTCTTTTTCAGCCTTGTTCATATCGGCTGGAGGAACAACAGGTATTCTCTCTACCTGTGGGGCAACCTCAACGACCTCAGGCTCTTCTTCTGTCTCAGGGTTGTTATGCTCTGGAGCATCATTTACAACCGCATCATCTTCCTTTTTAAATTGCTTAGAAAGAGCTTGCCGAATGCTTACCTTTGCCTCTTCGCGCTCTGGAACAATCTCAGTATCCTGCGGCGTTAAGTCCTGCTCTACGTCTGTTTCTACACTATCCATTTAGTCTCTCCTTTACCTGTCTCATAAAATTGGCCACAACCTGCTTTTCACGTGCTTCCGCATGGCGTTCAGGGTTGTAACCACGATCAAACTCTGTGCCGACTTCTTCAGCACCAGCAGCTTTATAAGCCGCCCTTAACTTGCTTTTGCTTGTATAAATCTCTCTGGGATTAAGAGGGTTTCTAGTTGGTGGCATCTCATCGTGGATAAAGTGATGCGCGGCATTGGCATGAACTCGCACCATTACCTCTTCTACTGGTACAACTTTCTTTTGTATGTGGCACCACTGAAATAGTTTGTGTTTTTCTGTCATTAGTCATCCATTGTGCTTAATAAGAACAATACTCTTATTTTCTTCGCTTTAATCTTTTGTTTGCGTTTTTGTTCAAGTTTGCGCTGATATTCCTGCTCAAGAACATCTTTTGCCTGTTGCAGTTTGTTGGCAAACTCTATGACTATTGCTTGAGTTTCTAGCTGAACCTGCCGCTGATATTCAGCCATAACACGAGCAACATCAGCTCGCATTTCTTCGGTAAATTCAAACTTTGGCTCTTCTGCTATTATTTGCGCAGAAAGCTCTGCTGCAATCTCTACAGTAGTTTTACCAGCCTCTAGCTGTTTCTTTATCTTCTTCTTAAAAGATAATTGCTTGCGCTTTTCTTGCTGCTTAGCTTGTCTTTCTTTAAGAATCTTTATTGCATAAGCTTCCTCTATTGCAGATGAACGCTTCTTAAATCCATCTGGATCAAGAAGCTGAACCTGCAAATAGCTTTGAGGCGGCTTAAAGATTAGAAACATATTACTCGGTTATTTCAGCCGTAACCGTATGCAGTTGGTTATAAGCTAGCAAAATATCCTTAACCTGCTCTGAGCCAGAGAGTCCAAGGTATCCGCTAATGGCGTTAGCAATTATGGCGCTAAACAGCGACGATACTTGTGGCTTGCATACGTTTTCGCAAACGTACTTGTTTACTGTTAGCTCTGATCCTTCGCTCCAACCATGAGTTTTAGCGATGATTTGGAGATATGGCTCAAACCCTTCTGGCAACGGCAATTCAAACTGCACTGAGACTTTCATTTAAGCACCTCGACTAACTCTGAGTTAATTTTTTGCAACTGAGCAGTTAATAGTTCAATGTTGTAAGTAAGCTCACCACGTTGAGCAAACAACTGATATGCCTTTTGCCGTTTCTCTTCAGCGGCTTTTTCCTGCTGCTGTATCTTGCTTGGGATAACTTGGCCCGTTGCTAACCAGTGCTGAAGCGAATCTGAATAGAGCATCCCGAAATGGCGCTGCTTTAGCTCTCCACGCTCAAACACAAACAAGGCAGGAACTGAATCTTTAATGACGTCTGACTTATCTTGTCGCATCCATGTGCGTTTAAACTCGGATGGCTGTGGTGTTTTATCCATTGGATGCGAAACTTTCAGCATCCCTGTTTCATATCCACTCAAATCAATCTTGGGTAATTGTTCGTCAAGTCGTGTGCAGTACGGACAGTTGTCTGCGTATACCTTAACAAGCACCAATTCTTGCTTAATAAACTCTTTAACAGTCTCTTCGTTTAATACAATCATTGTCTCCCCATTATTTACCAAAAACATACCAGTTAGACGATACCACATAATTACCCGAGCATCCGGAATAATATGTAGCCGCTTCGCACGAAGATTGATCTCCGTAACTGGAACAAGATGCGCCACCTCCGCAAGTCGAGCCATCCCATACGCAATTTAAATAGTTCTGCGTACAGCCGCTAGTAGATCCGCAACTGGCTTCGTTTAGCGCACCGCATGATAGGGATCGTATAAACGGACTAATGTGTACCCAATCTTTAAAATTAGAGAGCGTATAAGAGGTCGTATGGTCGATAGTTTCACTGCCAGCCGGCACGATTATCACGTCTGCGTTCGTACTCGATGCGTTATAGATCCAATAGTCTCTGTCGGGACATGATGTAATTGACGGTAGCGTTAGTGAGATGGCTGTTGCCCAGTTGCAGCCAGGCTCATTGTTGCAGTTAGTAGAATCGTCGATACCCCCGCACGATGCCGTGCCGCTACAGGCTGCGCCGTATACTCCGGTACAGTTTCCGGTAGCATACGTTCCTTCACAACTATACGAATCGTAAGTACCTGAGCAACTAACAAACCACGATCCGCCAGTACAAGCACCGGTACCGCTATCATAGCTACAAAAACCACCGCCGTTAGCTGCGTTACACGCTGTACCATCTCCGCCGCCATCTGAGTAGTTAGAACAGTCGTCAAAGTTCTGCGTACATCCTGTCGTAGATCCACAAGCCGCTTCGTTGAGAGGCGAACAATCCTGTGGATTGTTATTCCAACTACATCCAGTATAGCTGTTACAAGTTGACTCATCGCCAAAACTTGAGCAGGACGCTTGTTCCCATGTGCATCCAGCCGTGCCTTCGCAACTTGACTGATCGCCGTTATAAACAGCGCAAGAGTTTCCAGCAAACCATGAACAGCCGCCGTGTGCATCACGAGCTAAACACGTTGCTTCTGTCGTGTAGCTGCTACACGCATTGGTGGGAGCGCCATTACACGCCGCTGCTGACGGATCTACGATCCATTCCGTCGCTGTGTTGTCCAGTGTTTGATTTGCGGTGATATATTTGACTTTTAATGCTGTGCCACCTTGCGACATCAAAGTACTGCTTGGACTAGTATTACCGCCCGCGTTTACACCGTTAAGGAAAGCCCCGTATCCGTAATGCGTGAACGTGCTAGGTATGCTGTAACTAAATAGGCTATTTGTAGCCTTGGTGTAGGTAGCAACACCGTTGCCAGTAGGACCAACGTAGGTATTGACTTCACCAGATGAGCTAACGCCAATATGTGCCGCATCGGTGTTGTTGAATTTGAAATCGATCCAAGTATGAGAGCCTGTGTTCTCTAAAGAAATATGCCGTGTCGTTCCGGGCGAACTGTTTGATTTAGCAAGCCCCGAAATTGTCGCAACGCCTTGAGTCCCACTACCTTGAACAAGTAGATCGCCAGTAAGCATCCGACCACCGCTGAGCACTCTCACGCTTACATCGTCTACAGTAAAACGAGCGCCAATAGCAGTTGGATTGAGAGTTATTCCGCCAGTCGTTGTTGTAACCACGCCACGAAACGTAAAGGTTCCGTTTGTTGTTGCCGATCCAACAAAGTTTCCAGCGACTGTGATTGTTACGCCACCTACCGTAACGTTAGAAAGAGTAAACGTAACTTCGAATCGTTCGCCTAAGCTCATTGATATGGCTTGCGTCAGACCGCCTGTGCCGTTTGTATTGTGACTGACGCTATTCGATGAATATGACCATCCGGTCGGAAGAGTCCATCCCGTTGAGCTACCCGTAAACGATCCGTTAGTCACTCGCTCTTGAGACGTTGACGATACTGAAAGCCATTTGTTCGTGTTGTCCCAGTTCAGATTGCGGCTATCTTGCGTTATCAATCCAGTAGAACCGCCAAACGTAACGCCGCCAGTAACGAGCGTTGGGACTCCCGCGGCTGTGAAATCAAAGTTTCCGGTGAATGGATTAAAAACGTATGGCATTACGATCTCACGACACTTGTAAGATTTCCGCTTGTGTATCCAAGAGTAAGGGTCGCAACAGTTACGCCACTAAGTCTATAAATGACTCCAGTCAAATCAGCGCCAGTATATGACAGCGTAATTTGATCATACGGCTGATTGACAAGACCCTGAACTATTTCCTGATATACGTTGCCATTTCTAACAACAGTAGCAACAGGAATATCAGGATTAACTGCGGTCGCTGAGTTTGATACTGTTGTCGGCATTAGTCGATCTCCTCAATGTCGATACCCACTGGGTTGCCTTCGGAATCGCTGATAATAGTTCCTTTGCGCTTTTTACTTCGCGTTGGAGCTTTCTCCACAACCATTGGCTTATCCGTTTGAATCATGATCGGAGATTGTTGAACAAATTTTTGAGCAGCATCCATGCTTACTCTAATTTGTTCAATCTGTTGTTCCTGTTGCAATCGTCGCTCTTCCATCAATTTTTCTTGTTGAGAAAGACGGAACTGCATTTGCTTGGCATCAAGCTCCTGAACCTTCAGCAATCCTTGCAAGCGATTGTTTTCAGCAGTTATCTCATGCTTCATGTTTTGACCTTCAGTCATCGCCTGAACCTTGAGCATATCAACTTGAACTGAATTGGCTTTAATCTGCAATTCTTGCTGCTTCAATGCCAACTCTTGCTCTGCCACATACTGATCCAACTGAGCCTTTTGCATCTGGATATTGCCAGATAGTTGTTCGCGTTGCATCTTCATCTGCTGCTCTTGAGCCGCAAGAATGTTCTTTTCATGACCATCTTGAGCCTGGATTTGAACTGCTTGGATGCGAGCTTGCGATTCCATTTGAGCAATCTGCATTCGTGCTTGCATTTCCTGCATAACAGGGTCTGGAGGTGGAGGTTGTTTCGCCGCTTCCTCTTTAGCCTGAGCAATTTCACCAATCTGATTAAGTGCCTTGGTAAAGATGCCATCGAGCTCTTTGCCAGACTTGAATCGCTTGATCACGTTCTGGAACAGCTCGATTGAGAATCCTAATAGTGGAGGGTATTGCTCAATGAGAGAACGCATCTGATTGAAGAACTCGCCAGCAGTTGACATGAGTTGCGCACCCTCTTGCTGCTCTTGCGCTTGATCAATGGCAACCATGCTGTCGGAAGCAATCTTGATGCGGTAACTAATCCTATCGTCATCACGCAAGAACCCAAGGATTTGCTCTTTAACCATAGCAATCTGCTGCTCTGGAGTTGGTCCCATTGGCATTGGAGGTGGCATCATTTCCATACCTGGCTCGCCTGGTGGCATACCTTCTGGCATTGGAGGTGCTGGTGGAGGCTCTGGTGGAGGTGGCAACACCGCTGTAATTATGCGGTCGGCATCGCCAACATCGAAGATTGTCTCTGGGTCAAACTGCTCCGCAATAATCGTGCCAAGTTTTGCAATCGCATCAGAGATAAACTTGCAAAACATATTCTGTCTTACAACAAGACCAAGGGACGACCATTGCGACTCAAGCCTGTTAGCTGTTGCAGACTTATATTGCTCTGATGTTCCGCGAAGGAGATCAGATACTTTGAGGGTTTCGTATAGTTGCTGGAGTGCTGATTGCCTAGCTGCTTGAAGCTGTTGAAGCGCATTAACATATGGAGTTATGTCCATAAACTCAACGCCAGATTGAAGACCGCCACGGCTCTTATAGGACGGCCAATTCATGACTGGGACCATCTTTAGGTCGCCAATCATAAGTTGCTCAACCTGTAAGCCTAGCGAAGCATCATAAAGCGCATTAGTGCGGATGGTCTGAGTTACGGCATGAACGCGAGTTGTAAGCCGCTCAATCTCAAGGATTTGGTCTTTTACATGAGCATAGTCTGATACCGGAAGAACGCTATCAGGATCAGCACTCTGAGCGATTACAGAACAAGGGTAGAAGCCTTCAAAGTCTATAGGTGGCTCTGACTCATGAATGATAAACTTCTCAGCAGACTTATGACCCCAGTAAACACGCTCTGTTTCTTCACACCAAATCTCGTGTACTTCTGCCTTACCTTCGTACTTATCAGCGTCCTTGTTCCAATCCTTTGTTGCTTTATCTGGAAACGAATCAAAGTGCATCTTGTCGGCAACTTCAGCACCGAACAGTTCTTCTGCTTGTGGTCGTGTAAGGTATGCACGGCGTGACCGCCACTCTACTTCTGTTTCGTTACGAGCATCAGAACAGAAATAATCGTTGTATTGAACAACGTCCAAGCAAGCATCATCGCTTTCTTTCTTCTCAATCTTAACCTTGGCAAGAATTAAGCCACCAGGACCTTCACGTTGTTCGATGATCTCTTGAGTAAATGGTTGTCCCTGGTCGTCCAATAACGTCCCATCCGCCGACGGGAAGAGAGCGATTTCCATTTCCTCTTCCTCAATCTCTGCCTCATATCGCGCCCATAGAACAGCACGGCCAGTAAGAAGGAACTGCAACGCTGCGTTATACCCAACATTATCAAATGGAAACTCACAGTCCATTACATACTGGATATTCCGTTCAAGGATAACTGCGGATAGTTCTTCAAGTGTGCCACCAGTGCGCTTACGAAGACTTACTTCTGCTTTTGGCGTGGAAGAATAATAAGCAGGTAAGAGAGTATTAACACAATACCACCATACGTTAAGTCTTCGCTCTGTATCATTTAGAATGCCTACTTGCTTCTGCGCGTTATAAACGCGGATAGATTCCTCGGCCATTTCGATGAACTTTTTGGATCGCTCTTCTGCACGGGTTATTTCCGTTTTCCAATAAGTAGAAGAGAATCGTTCAACTAATGGCTTAATCTTCATATCCTAGCTCTTCCTCTTTGCGATCTCATCTGCGCTATATACGCTTGCAGCTTAATCACACCCTTGTTGAATACTTCTGCCGGCTGTTCCCACTTACTATCAATTAACCGTTCTTTGCAGAGATACCGCAACGCATCCGGCAAATGGTCATTGCCTTCTGTATCAACGTCCTCTGGTCTTCGTTTGTCAATCGCCAAACTCGGGAGAGATTCTAATAGTCCTGGGCAGTTGGTGGTAATATACAACAGAGCCGGCTTGCTCACCAACCGTTGTCTTATCTGCGACCACCCAGATAGACGATCATTATCGGCTTGCCT